CCACTTCTGGCTTGAGCGAATCAGGGACTACGACGGAACAGGTTTTCCTGACATTTGGCTCGTCCACCAGCATTGTCTCACCTGTGGCACCTCACATGAGGTTCACCGCCACGAAGGAGGCTTCGCTGCTGTGCAGAAGAAAATCCTCACGGGGGAAATCTGATGTCTGAGTATCCCTGCTGCCCGAAGCATCCTGACGCCAAGCACATTCTCACCGTGGAGCATATCAGGCATCCAGACTTGTTTGACTGGCCTGATTTCTGGTCGGTGTGGAGTTGTCAGCACATGAGCCCTCCCTTTGAAGGAGCTCCGAAAATCCGCTGCGGGTACAGGCACCCTGTAAAGAAGTTGCATTCCTGAATCCCTGCTATAAGAGTTTCGCTCTGGGGGGAGTCCCTCGGAGACAAACAGGCCGCACACTTTCCCGCTCCTTATGAGATTGTCGGAGCAGATGCTCAGCTCAGTTATTTTTGCTGATACCCCCTCTATAAGAGTTTCCCAGACTTAGACCGTAGAAAATATCTGCGAGGTCAGCAAAACCTTACCAGCACCAGCAGGCCAACTGTTTGCTGAACAGGCTGGGAGGGCGACCAGCAGGACTGAATCGCTCCAGCTTTTTATGTTCCAGAACAGGCTGGAGAGGGGCAGGTATAGTCTCACGGCCATTCCCGCAGAACAGGCTGCGGAGGACGCCCTGCGAAAGTATTATATACCCGAATGCGTTGCTCATAACATGGGCGGCGACCACTACAACAGCCACAATACGAGGGGGGCGTTAGTCCTGACCCCCTCGTTCCAGGTCGCCCATTGTCTGAACCAACAGGTAAGCAGGACCAGGAGGTGATGAGAAATGGAGTTTACCGATGCCGAGAAGAAGCAGGTGCGAGACACCGTGAACAAGCAGCGCCGTCTGTGCGAAATGTTCCACATGCGAGCAATCGCTGGAAGTGTCCCTGCAGAAGTCTTGGGTCAACTGGCCACCAGTACGAGCGCAATCTCGCAAGTCGTCCTCGCAGAGAGCGACAAGCACGATGCAGCAACCGTGAAGGCCGCAGCCAAGCTGCAAGGTAGCGTCCTCGTGATGCAGCACCTTTACCAGCAAGCTGTGGACGCTGAAAAGCCAGCCCCCAAGGCCAAGGCAGCAGCGAAGAAGCAACCAGCAAAGGGCAAAAAAGCCTGATGCTGCTGTTTCCTTCCACGCAGCGCACGAGGAGTCTGGAGCGCCCAGGCAAGCAGCGGAAGAGTAGCCGTAATTGCGGGCAGGCAATCAGAAGACCTGTCTTAACTCACCCCCTGGTGGGGCAGTCGTTAGGGTAGCGACTGCCCTGCCTCCCTTTTTTTCTTTTTTCTTTTCCAGAACAGGCTGCGGAGATATCTGAGCCCCAGTTTTTTTGCCCAGCTTTTTGGAGAACAGGCTGCCGAGGGACGCCTGCAGACCCACTCCCCTTACGAGAACAGGCTGGAGAGGCAACCCTGTGCGCCCCAGCATTGGCTGCGATAGTATTATATACCCCGACGGCGTAGCAGTATTATGGGACGAAGGAACCACAGCAAGAAGAACAGGCAAAACGGCATCCGGCCAGCGAAGCAGCACAAGGCGGGCAGGCCATACAGCAAAGCAGCAATTCGGGAACGAGTACTACAGCGCTTCCACAAGGAGCATGTGCAGGTAGGCGAATACCCCAACACCAGGTGGGTCAGCATTGACGAAGAAGAGTAAAATCGTCCTTCGCAGCCAAGGAGCAAGGGTTCCCATCGTTTGCGAGCGATGTCAGGAAACCTTGGGTCTATTTGCAGGTAAGCAGGTCGGCAGCAAAGAATTGCCCAGGGGGGCAGTTTCCAGCATTGTCGTCAAGCCCAGTTGGTCAGCACACCTTTGCATCGGCAGGCAACCAGGCGATATTTGTACAGGTTGTGGAGGCGTATGCGACGACCCAGAACCAGAAGACCCAGACCACCCTTATTGGAGTTGCGCAGTTTGTGCAGGCGGTGCTTGAAATGCAGAAGAGCACACCAGTTTCCAGAGCCGAGTATTTGATGAGGTTTGGAGACCATTTGTTTTGGTGCAGGGAATGCAGCGGCGAGCCACCAGAGCATATCAGGAATTACGAGCACTACGGCGAGGCAACCTGCGGCGAGTGCTTCTTCAGGTTTAGGCGGTAATTGAGACTTTCCAGCTTTTCCCCCCTTGCCCAGCGTGCGAGGGTTTTCAGTTTTTTTCTTTTTTGTTTTACAGAACAGGCTGCCGAGGCCATCTGTCCCCGTCCTATCCCCCAGAACAGGCTGCGGAGATGTGTGCAGACTCGCCTGCGAAACAATTATATACCACCCCGTGTATGCTGTATTGATGGAAAACACCTCGTGGACACCCGAAGAAGAAGCAGCTCTCCAGTCAATCATGGACGATTGGGAAGCCAGAAAAGCAGCCAAGGCGGAACAGGCTCGCCTCCAAGAAGCCGACGACGAGATTTCTCTGATGAAACTCGTGCAAGAGTGGGGCCTGGCGATTAGCCGCCCCGAAGCCCAGCAATTCCTGCAAGTCGTTCACGACCTACAGGACATCTGCGCCCGTTGTTGGCCTGACAATGCTGGCCACCGTCGGGACATGATATCTGCTTTCGCTGTCATGCTTCAAATCTCCAACGGAAACCAACGCCTGGAGGAACAGCTATGAAGATTCCCAAGAAGATGCAGGAACTCTGGGCCCTGGCCGACGAGCAACTTTCCCGTGATTTGTTCCTCCAAGCCTGCTTTACCTACAAAGCACATCAGGCTGGCCTGTGCAGTCTTATCTACTGCTACATCTGCCACGGCGAACAACCTGATGAAGACCCAGAACTATCTGGCAAGGATTACTAAGCAGCCCCCCCTGCTTCCCTTGCGTTTTGCACCTGTAGCGGCAGCTCAGGAGGTTTCAGCTTTTTAGTTTTATCAGGTGCAGATGAGGCTGCCCTGCAAGCTGAACCTTGGTCAGACTACAGAACAGGCTGCCCAGGGGCCTGCTGATTCGGCTGCGAAAGTATTATAAGGTGAAGCCCCCCATGTCATTATAGGTGAAAAAATGTTGAACCTACGGAAATTGACGAATGAAGAAATAGCAAATCTCGGAATGGAGATTTGCGAGTTTGCTCCTTGCGATATTTTATCGGAAGAAGAGCTTGACCTGCTTTATAGCGGGTTTGAGGATAACTGCTATGAAACGAATGAAGATGAGGCTCACCTCTTTTGGTTGGCTAAGGAGCATCCCCTCCTAATCATCAAGTGCTTGGTTGGCTCATCCCGCCACTTTACAGCAAATGGTCGTGAATCGGATAAGGAGCTTGGCCTCATGTATGAGGAAATCCTCCTTCGGATTCTAAACTGATTTAGCAGCACTTGCTTCTTTGCGTTTAAACCTCGTGTGGCCGTAAGGCAGCACTTCTCTTTTTTTCTTTTTGGATAATCAGAACAGGCTGTCAGGGCTTCCTGATTCAGCCCCTGTCAGGTCCTGCATCTGTCAGCGACAGTTTTTTCTCCAGACTTTTTGCCTCCAGGCCCCAGGTTCCAGGCAGCGGCAGGTTTTTTTGGCAGCTTTTTTGTCTGCTCTGGCTCGCCTGCATATCTGCTATATATGTTCAAGACCAAAAAAAAGGATGGGCGACGGGGCTTCAAGCCCCGCCACCCTACCGTGTGCCGTTGTGTTCCCGTTCATCGTGCGTTGTCAATCAAGGTCAAGGCGTAAGCAAGCCGAAGAAGTTGTTCGGCCATCTTCACCCGTGCCTTATCTACATGGTCTTCAATGTGGTTTGTCCAAAAGTCAATCAAGGTCAATGCGTCTTGCACTTCCCAAAGAAGTTCTTCAATCATTGTGCATCACCGTCATAGACTTCATCGGGGTGGGCCGTTGCATCACAATGGACGCAAACGGCCACCCATGCGGCGGCATCGCCAACGGCTTCGGCTTCTTCAACATCCCATTCATGGCCGTGGCATTCGCAACATTCGCATTCATCATCATGGGGTTGGTTGGCCTTGTCCCGGTGTAGTTCGGAAAGGATGATGCCGACTTCTTCACAAAGTTGCGCCGCACTTACGACGCCAAGTAAAAATCCCTTGGTATCAATATCCCAATATGGGTAGTCCTTCATTGAATGTCTTCCGATGCGTTCCCAACCCTTGCGGGCTTTGTTCGTGTATGTGTTCTTCATGTGTTCACTTCCCCGCTTGCACACCGTCCCGTGTGCGTCGTGGATTGAAAGTGGTGGGTGCATCCCACCTTGCCGTCCATGATATCGGGTCATGTCGGGTTATGCTTCGGGCTTCGTGCGTGGCGTGTTGCCGTGCGTCGTTCCCTATTGCAAGTCCTTGGGCTAAGGTGGGATGCGTTCCCGGTTGTAATGGTTGAAGGTCGCCATTCCGACCCGAAATAATCACCCCCTTTGGGGTCGGGTTGTGGCTTAAGCGGTGTTATCGTGTCCCGCTACGGGGTGTCCGTCCATTGTGTGGGGTGGGCGGGGGCCTTGGCCCCCGCCGACCCGTTGTACCGGTTCTTGACCGTTCTACATTCCATGATGTCGCCCGAAGGCTAATCACTTCTTGTTCTTCTTGCCCTTGGTTGGCTTGGTTGCTTCCTTGGCCGCCTTGCGTTGCGCTTCAATCAAAAGCACTTGTCCGGCGACATTGGCTTGAACCTTGGCCCCGCCTTGCGTCATAAGACCCGTGCCGTTCTTGGGGGCGTAGTTGTTGTATGCAACGGTCAATTGCTTGACCGCTTCACCGAACACTTGCGCCGCTTCAAGAAGGACTTGCCCTTCATCGCAAAACATTGGATGCCCATGAATCAAGAAGGCGGTGGTGATGTCTTCTAAGCATCGCACCGCTTTGTTCATGTTGTTGTTCATGCCTTCGGAATACAATCCACGCTTACCGTTGGCGGTCTTTGGGTTTGCATCTTTGTCCATGTCAATCATTCCATGTGATGTGGTTTTCGTGGGTATGTTTGGGGTTGGCGGCGTTTCGCTAAGGTCGCCCACCTTCCCCGCACCGTTTCGGTTTTTTTCGTGGCTACCCGTCCACTATCGTTTATTGTCGCCCGCACATTTGGCGGTTTGCACCTTCCCCCCGGCCCCGTGGCCATCGGGGGGGCTTTCGCACGACATCACCCGTTCACGCCGCATTTTGACATGCGGCCCGCTAACGCTAACGCTTCCACTACCCAAACGGCATCCAACGCACCGTTCGGGTGTCCTTTCGGACAAATTAAACTAATGCACCATACTACTTAGTCATGTCGCACCCCTTCTGAAAGTGAAAAAGTGCGATTTTGGCCCAAAAACGGCGATTTTACGCCAAAAGTAGGTAGGGTGGTTAATTGAGCCCACGCCAACCTGCGAGCAAAATCCTCACAGATTTTTTTCGTAGGTTTTAATATAAACCTGGGTATTTACCGCCTTTTCTGATATTTTTTTGCGGTTTTGCAGTTTTCCAACCTGTCATATTTACTTGTCCGACAGCGAAACTGTTTGGTTTATCGGGACGGATGAATTGGTCAATGGCGTGAGCAAACGCCATCACCATGTCGTTGTGTTTGCCCAAGTCCACAATATCGCCATTTTTCCAGGCATGTGATTCTAACTCATCCAAGAACATACGGACAACCCTTCTGGTTGTGTCATCTCCAAAGGGAAGAACGACTCGCCCTTGTTCAAACCAGGCTCGCAGTCGGTTCATCAATCCTTGCTTTAGGCTTTTGTTGCTTGCCTTTGACGCTTTGTAGTCAATCGTGATTCCTTTTTGCATGAGGATAGCGTTATACAGCCGTTGGAAACCAACATCTTCAATGGCGAAGGGAGGCATATTGAATCTGTTGCTGTAGTCCCCCATAACATCTGCTTGCTTTTCGGGTGGGAAGTCATTCTTTCTCCAAACATCAACCAGATAAACATTTCCGTCCCCGTCTTGGCGTAGAACAACAATCACGGAATAGTCCTTCCCAAGACCATGCGAAGGGTCAAAGCCGATGGCGTATTTTCCATCGTGGTATTTTTGCTTTTCAAAGGTGAGCTCCATGTCCATGTTCTTACGGGATATGTGTTGCGGAAATACTTGCGACTCTTCATCAATGACTCGGCACAAGTATTCTTGCGAAAACTCTAATTCTTGCATGGCTTCTTTTTGCTCAAGGATGAACTCTATTGGGCGATGCTGAGGCCAAAGGCATTCTGGCTTGACATTTTCGGGGTCATTCTTAAACTCTTCCCAATTGTTTATAGCAGACCAAACTCCCGACTTCCAAACGGCGTTGTCAAGCATTTCCGTGTGATAAATGTCTGTCATGGACATAGGAGTTCCGACGCAATATAGGCTTGTACCTGGGGACAGCATAGGAGTCACGACTTTACGAAGCCAACCTCTTACGGCATCCATTGACATATCGCCCATATCAACCAACACATCGTCAAGAGCAATAGCAGCAGGGTGTTCACCACGGATAGCAGACCCCACTGATGTTGCTCTAATCCATGCGCCATTGGTGAAAAAGAGTTCATATTTTCCACCTCGCTTTTCGTCAAGGTATTTTCTTAGTTCTTTGTGCTTACGAATGTCTTCACGAATCTCTTGAAGACGGCGGGAAGCGGTGTCTCGGCTGGCAGAAAACAACCAGCAGGTAAAGGGGCTGTTTCTCCACTTTAGAAAAAGAGCGTGATGCAATAAAACAATGCGAAGCGTAGTGGATTTTGAATGGTCTCTGGGAGCAATAATGCAAGTCCTGTGAACCTGTGCATCCTTTCTGTCAGTATACAAATCAATCCATTCGCCAATATGTTCACCCCAAGTATAGCCAAGCCATTCATAGAAATACCGAATGTCGTTTTTTGACCTCAAGAAACTGAGATTTGTAGTGTTAATACCCAAGAACCTTCAACCCCTTCTTTTTACAATGGGGACAGATGCCTTCCATCGCTTTTTGTGCTTCCATAATGCGTGTTGCAAATCCACACTTTTCACAATAGACGCTTTCACAGTACTTCATTCACGAACCACCCGCATATATCCACAATAAGTTGTCTTTCCGTTTTTCTTTGACCTGCAAGCCGTTGTTGCATAGACGCCTCGCTTTCCGCAATTCATACATTCACGGAGGCAAGTACGGTTTCCCATCAATGACCCTCCACAGGAGCAAACAAAGAACAAATCAAACCTCTTTCATGGTCTATCATGTAAGCAGCCAAACCTGCTTTTGACATGGTATAACCTTGCCTTGCGTGGTATCGGTCATGTCCAGCCAACGAAGGCATTTGGATAACCATTGTGCCTGCGGTTTCTTTGATGGTTTGGTGGTGATGGTGTCCATGAAACCAAAGGTGGTGGTCAGTAATACCCCATTCTCGCTTTGCTTCAACGGCCATAAGGGATGGGAGTTTTTGCATAGCACCGTCGCCGTGCGTTAATCCAATCAAAGTTTTGCCGTAGGTAAGGTATTGTCGGGGATAAGGCGATACCGTAATTTGAACATCGGGAGTGTTTCGGTAATACGCATCCAGATACATGATGAGAGCAAGCGCAGACATTCGGTCATGGTTTCCAGCCATGTTGTAAACCTCAACAGGAGCGATTTGCCGTAGCAATTCAATGTGTTCAACGGCGAGTTCACAACCTGTTTTAAGGATTTCAGCGGGAGTCCCGCACATATCTTGTGGTGTTCCCCGTGTCGTTGTCCCAGCATCGTTGTCCACATGGAACCAGTCGCTGCCCGTTCCAAGAATGATTTTGTCAGGATTGTAGGGAAGGCGTTCAGCCAATTCAGAAGTCCGTTCAAGGAGACGGTTTCGGGCGGTTTCAAAGTCATACCGCTCCCCGACTTCATCAACCCAACCGTATTTACCCCAATGGAAGTCTGTTGCTGAAATAACCAAGGCGTAAGGGCTGCCTGTTTT